CGGCGCGAACAGCCCGCCGCGATGGATATAGGCAGCATCGAGCTTCGCCGCCTGCAGCATGGTCGGCGAGCGGCCGCTATTGGGATCGCCCCAATACTGGACGGCGCGCTTGCCCCTCTCGGCGATGGCGGCGATGCTTTCCCAACCGATGACCGCAGCGATCTCACGGATCGCCGCAGGAATGCCTGTAGGGTCTACGCGGTTTGTCATGATCAGGCCACGTTCATGCAAGCGCATCGAATGCACTGTCCGAATCGGATCGTTTCACCCATGGTCCGCGTTCCGACGTGAGGGGGTTCCACCAAGGCGCTGGTCGATATCGGGTAGCGCCCCGTCTTTGAGGTCCAGGAGGATTGCAATGTTGTGGGATTGCCCCCGCGTGCAGGTTCGCCGGCCCGACAAGACTTCGTGAACGAGCTTGACCTTGAAACCGTTTCGCCTTGCCCAATCCGAAATGCCGATGCCCTGCTCGTCGAACGAGCGGCGCACGCGCGCAACCCGTTCCGGGTCCAGCCCTTTCCGCTTGGTGACGGTCGACGAGATCGCAGCCAAAACCGCTTCTTCGACCGTTTCTTTCGCCCCTGACACGTGCCATGTCTCGATTTGTGGAAACGAGTGGCATGATACACACATTCGTGTGGCCAAACAAGGGGTAGACACACGTTTGTCTAGCGTTGGGGAACGACTGGCAGCAGAACGAAAGCGCCTCGGCCTCAAATCGGCTGAAATGGCGGCGCTTGGCCATGTGAGCGCCAATTCGCAGGGTAACTACGAGAGCAATAAGCGCTCGCCCGACGCCGAGTATTTGGAGGCGATCGGAAAAGCCGGGGCCGACATCGGCTATATCGTTACCGGCGAGAGAACGGGCAATGTGGTCCCGCCCGGCCAGAACCGAATGCTCGGCAAGCTCCTGGGCGCCTCCATGGTCGATCAGCAGACGATTGCCCGCGTTATCGACGCGATCCTTGACGATAGAGAGGGCGTCAGCCCCAATCCGGCCGATAACCTGCCTGACGTCCGGCTGTTGACCAAGATGTTCGAAACCCTTCTCCGCGTCGCGGAGAAGCTGCCTGCCGACCGACGGGCGGCCACCCTCGCCCAATCGCTCCCCGCCGCGCTGCGCGCGATCGAGGGCGACTGGGTCATCTCCGAGGACGATGCCGATCGTCGTGACGAATTGCCGCTCGACGACAAGCGCCGGGCCTGACATCCAATGAAGACCGGTTGCCGGCCCCTGCTCGCTCTTTGCCTCATGCTTGCCGGCTGCGGAAGCTCTGCGCCGGCAGACAGGACCGTCACCAGTCCTTCGAAAACGGTCCGTGCGGCCGACAAGGCGATAACCGACGTCGCAGCAACGGACACCTTCCTCGCCATCACCGCTGATCTCCCGGAAAACGGGAATGATACCGTCGATCAGGTCGCCGAAATTGCTTCCGAGATCGGGCAAAGCATTAAGTCCGGGGCCAAGGATGTTGGCTCGAAGGTGGCAAAGATAAGCATTTTCTATCGCGTTCCCGAAAAGGACAGGCTCGGGAACGACGAACACACCAAATTGCTGACGCTCTACTACGACGTACCCGATCTTAAGCGCGCCAACTACAAAGGGCTCAGCGCCTACGGCATCCTCGATCTCTCGACATCCACAGAGATCAGACCTGCAATGGCGGACAAATCCGTGGTCCCTTTCTGCGGGAGCTACCGCGAGCAAGTCCCGCTGTTCTGTGGCCGGACAGACGAGCAGATGCAGCTGCCCAACTGATCTAGGCGCACGCCGCCAGCTCGGCGCGCGCCCATGGCAGCGCCGATCGGCATTGTTCGTCGACGATCCCGAATAGCTCGCCGGCATCGCGCAGCTCGGCCGCGAGCGCCACAGACGGCTGTTCTTCGACCGCTCTTCGCAGACCGACCATGCGGCGCCGAACATCATCTCTGAGCGCGACGAGGACCGCGCACTCCACGTCGCACTGCTGACAGCCGGCCGCACAAGCCGACACCTCCCGGTAAGCATGACCCTCAACCACTCGCCTAGACCCCGTTCCTGATTCGTTCCGTTAAGGCATGGCTGGGGATGTAGGAAAATGAATTCCGCAACCCCCTGCCGACGAAAGCCCCCGCTCCCGCGCCGGGCACAGATATGAGCGCGGCCCCACCTGGGCGAAACCTGAGAAATTTCAGGGAAGGTGTCCCGTTCACAAAATAATTGGGGATGCTTTGTCACGACGCCGCGCTTTCCAGCTTCATCTGCGTCGTAAAGCCCTCCCCCTGCGCGTCGATCGTCTGGGTCACCTCGCTCGCGACCCACTTGGTCGCGTCGATCTGCGCCTTGAAGCCGGACACGGTCACCAATGCCTCCGGCATGATGTCGGCGCGGCCGAGGGCGGCCGTGATCGAAATCGAGGCGGGCGCACGGGCCGCCCTGCCCTTCGCAGCGCGGGCGGCGCGCTGAGCGGAGGATTTGCTCGCGTAGACGCGGGAGAGGCGCTTGGCGCCCTTTGCCTCCCCTTCGGTCACGGTTGCTTGCTCCGCGCTGTCGCGATCGTGATACGCGGCCGTCACGCCGGCAACATCCTCGCGCTCGGTAAGCTCGTAATCGTGTTGATCGCCGTCCCGTCGCACGAAGGTGATCGCCGGCATCGCCTTGCCGGCCGGTGTCGACGAGGACGCAGCCTTGTTGAAGATGAGCGTGCCAGCCTTCACCGTCGCCACGGCATCGTTTTCGCGGCCGAGGCGACGGGCAAGCGCCATGTCGCTCTCCCGGCTCTGGTGCACCGACGATACGGCCACGCCCGACAGTTCGCTGGAAATTTTGAGCTTTAAGCCCTGACGCTTGGCAATCTCGCCCAGGACGGCGCCGAGCGTGGTATTGGTCCACGCCTTCGATTTGCGGGTGCGCAGTTCGCTCGACTTGGTGAAATCGGCTGAGCGACCCCGCAGCCGGATGGCGTCGGGCGGCCCGGCATGGCCGACCGCGTCGATCTTGAAATCTCCCTTGCTGACAAGGCCGATCATCACGTCCGGCCCGGCCTTCCAGCCAATCTCGACATGAAGAACCTTGCCCGTCGCCGGCATCGCCAGCTTGCCGTCACTGTCATCGAGCAGCAAATCGAGCTGATCGGCATCCTCGCGCTTGCTGGTGATGGTGAGCGAGATGAGGCGCGGGCGGACCTTCGGCGACAGATCCTTGCCGTCGAGGGTCAGCCGGAAATCGGGGGTGTTGCCCGTGATCGTCACGACGACGCATCCGCCTCGGGATCGTCGACCCGCAGGAGATTGAGGCCAAATTCGAAGGCCACCTTCTCGCCGCCCGGCAGAAACGTCTTCGAGCGATTGTCGATCGATTCGATGACATAGTAACCGTAGAGGCGGCCGTTACCGTCCATCAGCGGCCAAATTCCATCGGCTTCCATCATCCCGCGCAGCGCGTCGAGCGAGCCGTCGGCGTCCTGCAGCTCGGCGACGGCGATGCCGCTCAGGCTGATCGTCTCCTCGCCCGGGCCAAGCGCCTGGACAGCATCCCGGGCGCCAACACGGGGATTGCGCGCCCATCGGCGCTGCTCACGTTGCTGCAGCTCGTCGAACAGCAGCGTGGGCAGCGAGAAGACGAAGGTGCCGAGGGACATCACGGCCATGTCAGGCGTCCCAGTCAGGCGTGTCCGCGAAGCTGGAGTGCTTCGCCGCGGCCGTTTGCGCCTTCAGCTTGGCCAGCTCCTTTGCGACCAGGCGAGCCAAAGCCGCCTCGTCCATGCCCTTGGCAGGATGGACGTGGATCTCGTAATGATCGCCGGCCCGCATCTGAGCGGTCGCAGAGCCCCGTAGAGGCACCGTGGAGGGCGCTGCGCCCGCAACGGAGGGAATGGCCGCCCCGATCGCCATGGCGGCGCCTATGCGGCGCGAGAGACGGTCTAGGCGGGCGACCGGCTCCCCTGCCCCGCGATGGATGCCATTGGCGAGGCCCTGCATCATGTACCCGCCGAACCCGTGAAAGAGGCGAGACGGGCTGTGGATGCCCATCTTCTCCTTGAACCAATTGGCGGCCGAGCTGGCGGCGCTGACGATCGTCGATTTAAGGGCGCCAAGCTTGCCGGTGATCCCGTTGATGAGGCCCTGCAGCAGCATCTCGCCGATATTGAAGAGCTGCCCGAGCGTAGAGCCCCGCAACCATCCAAGGAAGGCGCTGAAAGCCTGTTTCACGTTCTCAAACATGCGCGCGAAGAAGGCGGAGATGCCGCTCCAGTGCTTATAGATCTCGTACCCGGCGAGCGCGAGCAAGCCGACGGCCGCGACGATCGCCAGCACGATCCACGTAATCGGATTGGCGAGCAGTGCGAGGCCGGCTTCACCGATCGCGGTAGCGAAGGTCCACACGCCCCGCGCCATGACAGGCAGGAACTGGATAGCCCGCCAGCCGAGTTGCCCAAACTTGGTGAGCGCAAGGCCGCCCTCGGCGCCTTCGGTCGCGATCAGGCCGAATGCGAATTTGAAGGGAGCAATGAAGCCGAGCAGTCCGGCGCGAAGGAACATAAACGCGCCGCCCGCGACCATAAGCGCGGCGAGCACCGCTGCGAACTTCGCCGCGAGCTGGATGGCGAGGGGATGCGCTCGTGCGAATGCCGTGAGGGCCTGCAAGTTGTGCGACAAGCCGCGAGCAAGGTCCGTCACCGTCGGTAGAAGCTGGGTGCCTACGACGATGCCCAGCTCCTTGAAATTGTTCTGAGCCAGTTGGACGTCGTTTGCCGTGGTGCCGAGGCGCGAGGTGTATTCGCGCTGCATGGAACCCGCATACTGCGACGCGTTCCCTACCATGTCGAAGTTGGTCTTAAGCTGCTGGAGGTTGGTTAGCAGCGGTGCAATTGCGGCGATCGATTCCCGGCCGAATAGCTGCGTGAGGATCGACGGTCGCTTGTCGGCCGACAGCTTCGCTATGCGGCCGAAGACATCAAGGATAGTGCCGCCCGCGTCCTTCTGCATGCGCTGCGATACGGCAATCGCATCGAGTCCCAGCTCCGCCCAAGCCTTCTTCGCCTTCGGCACGGTCGCCGCGCCTCGCGTAAGGGTGAGCAGCACCTGTTTGATTCCGGTCGCGCCTACATCGCTCTCTAGCCCCATCTTGGCCATCATCTGCGCCATGGCTGCAATCTGCCCGGCTGCCGTGCCAGCAACATGCCCGAGCGGGCCAATGCGGGTCACCATCTCGTTCACGGCGACGACATTGCCGCCATAAGCGTTCGTGAGCGCATTTACCTGATCGCCCAGGCGGGTGACGCCCGCCCGATCGGTATTGAAGGCCGTGCGCCACGTTGCCATCATTGTGCCGGCATCGTCGGCGCTCATATCGAACGCCACGGACATCTTGGCGGCATCCTCGGCGAAGCCGGCGAGATCCTTGCGGGCGATACCGGAGCGGCCTGCAGCGGCAACGATCTGGCCCAGGCCCTCGGCCGAGACGGGGATCACCTCAGACATGCGGAGGATGTCGTCGCCGAGCTGCTTGAACTGGCGATCACCAGCAGCGCCCGGATCGAAATTCACGACCTTCTTGACATCCGCCATGACGCTCTGGAAATCCATCGCGTCCTGCGTGGCGAGCTTCAACGGCGCAGCGATGGCCGCGCCGGTCCCGATCATACCCAATCCGGTCGCAGTCGAAGCGGATGCCTTACTGACGGCATTGTCGAACTTCTCGCGTCCAGCCCCGACACGAGCCTTGAACGCATTCCTCCGCTTAAGCGCGGCTTCCTGTCGCTCAATCGATCTGGTGAGCTTATCCGCCTCGCCGCGCAATTCGGCTTCCCGGCGCGCGAACCGGGATAGGCTATTGCCAGCCTTTTCGGCGTCGAACCGCATTCGATTGATCTGCGATGTCGCAGAGTTAAAGCGTTGTTCCAGGCGCTCGGCTTCAGCCTTCGCCATCTTGAAATCGCGGGTCAACGCGCGCGTCGGCTTGTCGGTCTCCGCGAGCTGCCTGCCAAGCGCTTGCGCTTTCGCTCGCGCCGCCTCCAACTCTGGACGGACCTCTCGCAGCTGGTCCTTCAGCTTACGGAACGTGGCAACTTCCGCCTGGGCTTTCTCAATCTCCTTCAGGCGATCCCGAGTTGCCTTCAGGGCTTTGGAGGCCTTGTCCGATCCTGCGGCGATGTCGCGCAACGGCTTGGAAACTTTGTTCCCCGCCTCGAGCAGCATACGGATACGGAGGTTGCGATCGGCCATGGAAATCCCGGATAGTGGAAACACGTGGACATGTTCACACGCCCACGTGGAGACAGGTTATTCGGGGTTGTGACGGCGGGCCGCGTGCGCCCGCCAGTCCATCAGCTCCCCCAGCGGCATCGGGTCCATGGTCGGCGGACCCCAGTGAAAGACGATGGCGAGATCCGCCATCGCGTCCTCTACGGTGCGGGTCAGCCCTGCTTCGCCGCACTCGGCAGCAAAAAATCCAGCACCTCGCCCGTGAACTGGGTGAAGTCGGCCGGGTCGAGGGCCTTCACCTCCTGCAGGGTGAGCGCCGGGATCGTGATGCGCGGCAGCAGCTTGGTCACCTGATCCACGTCGCCCTGGCTGAGCGCGCCGATCGTGAGGCCGCGCAGCTCGCCCGAGGCGGGCTTGCGCACGACGACCTGCGCGATCGTCGTGGATCCACGGACGATCGGGGTGTCGAGATCGACCACGCCGCGCGGCTTGGGCGCGTCGGCGGGGACTTCGCCGGCATCGGCGACGATGGCGGGGGCGGCAGGCGCGACGGCGACGGCCGGGGCGACGGCCTCGGCCTCGGCGCCGATCGACACGCCGAGCTCGGCGAGCTGATCGACGGGGAGAGCGGCAGCGGCAGCGATTTTCTTCATTGTGAGCTGTTCCTGAAAGATCGAAGGGGGCAGGCCCGGCCGCAGCCGGGCCTAGGGATCACATGCCGAGGATCGCTCGCCGCTGAGCGAGGATGTCGATGCCGTTGACCATGAAGAGACGGGCGAGGCGGTCGATTTCGATCACCGTCTCGCCGTTCCACTCCAGGCGGTAGTAGGAGCAGGCGGTCTTCATCTTGAACTCGCCGCCCTCGCCCACCTTCTGCTCGCCGGGATCGATTTCCTCGTGCCGGCCGCGCACCGTGATTTCGACGGCGACGTGATCTTCCGTGTCATCGGCCTGATAGGCGCCGGTGAAACGCAGGAAGGTCGCATCGACCGTGGTGGCGCCGAACTGCGAGAGGACGTCCTTCAGCGGGCCGCCAGCCGACCATTCCATGTCCAGCGCCTCGCCGCCCATGTCGATCTTGACCGGGCCGTCCATGCCGGCACCACGCCACTCTTCGAACTTGCGCGCGAGCTTGGGCATGGTGACCGACGGGACATCGCCGAGATAGGCGCGGCCATAATTGGTGAGCACCATGTCCTTGAGTTTGAGGGGCAGACCCATAGTGTCGTCGTTCCTTGGAAAATATCAGGGATGCGGGGAGCGGGCGCCGATCAGGCGGTGGTGATTTGCGACGCGAAATCGGCGAAGTACGTGTCGGTGATCGACTGCGTGAGGCCGAGATTTTCGAGCGGTGGGACCGGCGTGTAATCGTACTTGATCGCCAGCTTGCCGGCGAAGAGCTGGTCTTTCGGGTTGGCGTTCTGATCGAACCAGGCGCTCCCGCCGATCAGGCGGCCCTGCCGCTTGAGGATGCTCAGCAGTCCGTTGATCAGCTCGATGATGTCCTTCGCGAGCGAGGGGGTCAGCGGCTGGTCGCTATACTGCTTCAGGCCGGTCGCGATCGTGTCCATCAGCACCTGCGCGGTGCGGGTGAAGCTCTCGAACGCGAAATTGGCGTCATCGGAGCAGGTGCGGTTGCCCCAGAAGCGATAGCCGTCGTCGTTGATCAGCGCGGTGATGCCGCCCGAGTTGAGGATGCCGGCATCGGTGTCGCCCGACTGGATATCGAACGAGACATCCTTGGTGAGGCCGGTGACGCCCTGCACCGCGACGTTGGACAGGGTCTTATGCCAGCCCTGCGTCTGGTCGATCAGCGCGCGCAGGCCGAGCGCTCGCGCGGTGCCATAGGAGGGCGCGGCGACGCCCAGCGGATTGGTGGCGAGGAAATCGGGCCAGATGAGCATCAGCTCGCGCTGGGAAAACTGGCCGCGATAGGTGACCGCGTCCGTGATCTCGTCGCCGATCGCGGCGGCATAGGCGAACCCGCGCAGCTTCTGCGCGATCACGGCGAGCGCGGCGGTCACCGCCTGGGTATCGAGGCCGGGCGCGCCGAGGATGCGCGGACGGATGGTGAGCTGCGACTGTGCGGCCAGCAGCGCCTGCATGCCCGTCTTCTTGCCGTTTACCGTGGCGCCGATGACGGCCGCGTTGGTCTCCGCATCGGTCTCGCCGGCCGCGACGCGCACCAGCACGACAGGCGTGGCGACCTGATCGTTGATCGCCTGCAGCACGTTGCCCATGGTGCCGGTATCGCCGGCCTTGCCGAGCGCGGCCGAGATGTCGTCGATCAGGACGGGCGTATCGAGCGGGAACGCCGTCGCGTCCGCGTCGGTGCTGGTGACGACGACACCGATATTCTGCGTCGAGATGGTCTGCAGCGCGGGACGGCTGCCGGCCTGTTCGGTGATCGTGATGCCGTGGGTGATCGGGGCCTGTGCCATGGTTTCCTTCGGGGCGTGGGGGACGGGTCAGAAGCGGAGCTGGACGGAGAGCGGGGTTGCGGCGGAGCTGCCGGCTGCAGGGCGGGAAATCTGCACCGTCCAGGCGCCGGGCTGATCGCCCTTCAGGATCTGCACGCGCGAGATCCGCAGCGACGGCAACCAGCGCCGCAGCGCGGTCGCAGTCGCGCCAATCATGCGCTGCATGGTCACCGGGTTGACGGGCTGGTCGACGAGGGCGGGCAGCTCGGAGCCGAAATCGCGGCGGGCGAGGCGCGAACCGATGCGGGTCATCAGGATGACCGCGATCGACTGCGACAACTCGGCCTCGGCATCGAGCGCCTTGCCGGTGTTGGCGGACATCACCGTCACTCGCAGCACCGATCGATGAACCACCCGCCCAGCGCGTAGATCGCGGCGGCGAAGAGTGGAAAAATGTAGAAAGCCTGCACGGGGGCGGCGCCGAGCGCGTTGCATGCGAGGGCGGCGGCGAAGCCCTCCAGCGCGCCGACAATGGCGAAGACGCGGATCATTTCGGCTTCCCGCTGTCGTCGGTGCCGGCCTTCACCTTGTCGTGGACGTGATCCTTGCCGCTGATCCCGCCCGCGAGGACGTCGGTGTCGGCCGAGATCGTGCCGGTCGCGCTGATATCGCCGTCGACGGCGAGGTTGCCCTTGAGCGACATACCGCCATCCGCGACGATCACGATCGTGGCGCCGGCCGGCAGGGTCGCGGTGAGGACGTGCCCAGCCGCGTCGTAGGAGACGATCGCGCCGTCGGCGAACTTGGTGAGATCGAGCTTATCGGCCGAGCTGGGCGCGGGGAAAGCGGTGGAATAGGAGCCGAGCATGATCAGGCCCCGCTCCTCGTCTCCCTCGGGGCAGAGGACCACGCACCCCTCGCCCTTCGTAGGCGGCGAATAATGGGTGGTGTCCCCTGCCCGGCCTGCCAGCCACGGCAACGGCGCGGTGGTCATGTCGCCGATCGTCACCGTGCAGCGACGCGCGCCGAGATCCACGGAGGCAATTTTCCCCTCCTGGATCATTCCGCCGATAAGGCGCTGGGTGTCGGCGGGATCGCTCATGCTGGTGAGCGGACCATGCGCGCCGCCCTTGGGTCGTGCGACGGCGGGCTCTTGTGAAAGCGCCTCCCACAATAGCCGAGACTGGCGGCATAAACCGCACAGCAACGCCGACCCGCTTCTTCAACGGGCCGGCAGGGTCAGGTCACGCGAAGGGCGTCTTGGGGGTGTTGGGCAACGTGCCCGTGCAGAAGGCATAATCACGGGCGATATACTGCGCGGCGGTAAGGATCTTGTCGTCCGCCAAGCCCCACGCCTTCTCGGTCGTGATCGAGCCCGCGATATCGGTGTGGAACATGCGGTAGGCCGAGCCCTTCAGGCCGCCCATAAGCCTGTAAAAGGCGTTTGCGGCGCTCTGCAGATCATTCGGCACCGACCCGCCACTCCCCGAGCCGGCGAGGGCTCCGTTCGCGTAGAATTCGAACAGGCCGGTCTTGTAGTGCACCGCGAGCTGCATGACGTTTCCGGGGACGATATCGTTGGCGAGGCCTACCCCGGTCGAGGAGGTGCCGTTCACGCCGATCGCGCCGCGCGGCTTGAGGCCGTCGTTACCCATGTCGATCAGCGCCTGGGCGAAATTGGCGTTGCCCGAGGAAAGCTGCAGAAGCGGCGTGTATGGTGCGGTGACATAGTCGGTCGGATGCGGCTTGAACCAGACGCAGGCGACGTATTCATATTCCGCGGGCGCCATGTCGTAGGCGCCCACCGCACCGATATTGAGGAAGCTGGCCCCGTTGCCGGGCAGCTGCAACGAACCATCGGCGTTGATCGTCCAGGCGGCGCCGGCAAGCTGCGCCAGCACCCGATCTTTCGTCAGCGACGTGAAAGCGGTGCCGATCGGCGCCGCGCCGGGGGTGATCTTGCGGCCCGGATGGCAGAACGGATTGCAGAAATCGTAGAGGAACTTGGTCCCCGGTCGGATGCGGGGATCGTTGACGGCGCGCTGACGAGCGACATTGAGCGAGGAAGGCGCGCGGATCGACGCGGTATAGGTCACTTCAATACCCTTTTTCGAGGAGGAAGGCGGCGTCCTGCTGGGCTTCGAAACCGTAGCAGGCTTGCGAACGGTGGATTTTATCGATGGTCTTGGTGGCGGTGCCAGCCGCATGGGCGGTCGCGCTGCCGGAATAGGCCCGCGTGCAATCGGTGACGTTCGCACCCGAGAAGGCCTTGATCAGGACGAATTCGTCTTCGATCTTCATGACCGTGCCGGCCGAGAGGCCGCCCGTTGCGATGGTGACGGTGAAGGCGGTGTCCGTGGCGCCGATCGCGCTCGCGAGCGTGCCGGTGCTCTCGGTAAGATGCAATGACCACGGCACCGTATCGCTGGCCTGGTCGAACAGATCCTGTGCGGTGGGCGTGATCGCGAGGGCCGAAAGCGCCATGTCGATGATCTTGCGCCGCAAGGGCTGGAAACGCCCGGGCAGCTTCGCCGCAATCGACTGCTCAAGACCGAAAATCGTGGACCAGCCCGAGCCCGGCGCCGAGCTGCTCCAGCGTTCGGCCGTATAGGCACCGTTGGTGATCGACGACGCTATGAGGCGGCCGTGCTTGGTATGGTCGATGACGCACTGCAGGCTATCGAGGACCACGGCCGGGAGGCCATAATCGTTGCGCCCGGTGCGGAAGATAACGGTGCATTCGTCGTAGCTATTGGCCGGCAGAACGACGAGCGGCGTACCCGGCGGGCACGTCATCGGCAGCTGCTGCCCCGCATCGGGCACAAAGGTATAGGATTCGGCCGTCGCCGAGGTGGCGGTGCGCGTCACGGTGCCTTTGAGCGATCCCCATTGGACCTTGCTCGTCCGCGTCGCGAGATCAGCCGGCGTCGACATCCACTGGTAGTTGTCGACCCGGTAGCCGCTGCCCGACATGCCGGTGATGGCATATTCGCCGAGCTGGGTGATGACGTTGCTGCCGGCGACGATCTGATTATTCGCGACCGTCGCGGGCACGGCCTTGAAGCCGGCGGTGATGACCTGTTGCCGGCTCGTCTGCCCGCCGATCGCGAGGTTATAGACCGTGCGGCCCGTCGCGGTAGCGAGGGCCTGCCCATAGCTGATCGAAACACCGGTGTTCGCCGAAAGGCTGTCCGCGAGGATCAGGATTGGCGGAAGCGGGGTGGAAGGTGCGCCGGTGGACGCTGCTGCCCCGTAGATCGATGCGTCGATGAAGGTCCCTGCAAGCAACGTGTCATCCACGCCGAGCGTGCAGGCGAGAAGCTGCTTGTCATCGGCATACCAGCACTGGTCCGACCGGAGCGCTGCACCGGGCAGCGCCAGATCGAAGACGGCGCCGTCGATCGCGCAGCCGTCGATCAGGGTATCGTCGGCCGCGAGCGTGCAGGCGAGAAGTTGCTTGTCGTCGAAATACCAGATGTCATCGGAGGCCTGTTCCCAGCCGCCTGCCGTGAAACGGCGGGAATAATCGACTTCGGTGCCGTCGATGAACGCGGCGCGGAAGACGGTCAAATCATCGTCGAACTCGCCAAACGTGACCAGCTTATCGTCGACATAATAGGTCTCGGTCGCGTTGAACCGATATGAGCTGGCAAGCTGGCCCGATTTGCCGCGCTTGGTGGCGCCGCCCTGAACGACGGGAAAGTCTTCGGTGCCGTCGAAGTCGCCGGCCTGCGGGAGTGAGCTGATCTTCGCCACGATTAAAATCCGAAGGTGTAGACGCGGATGTCGATCGCCGAATCGACTGCGCTGTAGATGGGGACATGGTCCGTAGAGAGGTCGCCATAGACCGACGGGTTGTTGTCCTGGGCGTCATGACCGGCTGCAGCGCCCTGAACCCAAGCGGCGACGCAAGCCGTCGCATAAGGCTGCGGGATCGGCACGTTCGTGGTGTCATTCGCGACGGCCGAGCCTTGAAACCACTGGAAGATCAGGCCACCCGGAAACACGTAGCGACCTTGCGCGGCGGCAAGTACGTGCCCCAGCCCCCCGAACGCAGCGGCGGTAACCAGCTTATCGGCCGCCGTGGCCGCGAGAAGGTCGCTCGGTGAAGCCGTGTTGAGCGTGGCCGCGTTGCCAAGCCCGAGCGTTCCGCGAGCAGCAGTCGAGGTCGCCGCTGCAATTAGCGTCTTCGCGAATGCCGTCGGGTCACCAGCGCCGAGCCGATCGTCCAGCGCCGCCTTCAGGCCAGCCGGATGCACGGCCTTGTTGTTGATCACTCCCGCGATCGTCTCGGCCGCGCTGGCGAACGTGTTAGCAATGAACGATGCGAGGCGCGAAGCGAGCTTCTTGGCCGTGACGATCATGGTGTCGTCAAGGCCGGCATCGACCACGTCCTGCGTCGCAATATAGGCCACGCCCTTTGCGGTTTCGGTCGCGGGCGGGTTTAT